GAAGAAGTAGGTGAATTTTCCCAACCTGAAATACCATCATTTAGTTCAGATACCGAAGGAGAAGTCAGTGTTGAAGAACCAACTAAACCCGCAGCTGCTGCTGCTGCTGCTCGTATTTCTAAAAAAAGTATTAATATTCCTGGCATTGGGTTACCTAGTAAAACTAAATCAGCTACTGCTGTTTCAAATCCCACCGAAGAAGGAGAAGATTCAGGACAAGGTGTTACATTATTTCAAAGAGGAACTATGACGCGAGATATTACAGGAGCAAAATTATCAAATCCAAATCCTGTTTTTCAAAGGCTATATTCTTTTGATCCTGTTTTATTTCCAAAAACAAATACAGGAAATGTTAAGGAATATTCACGTTCGTGTCCTTGGAATGTTAGGCGACAACCAATTATTTTAACAGATGAAGAAAAAAAACATATTGATGAAAATCATGCAGGTTCATATGATAGAGCCATGAAATATGGTTCATCGCAAAGTAAAAAATTTTGGTATATATGCCCAAGATATTGGGATTTAAAAAAGAATGTAAGTTTAACACATGAAGAAGTAGAAAGAATAAAAGCAAAAGAGGGTGACGTTGTTATACCGCCAGGTGCAGATAAAATTCCACCAGGTAAATATATTTTCGAGTTCACAGAAGATAAATATCATATTGACAAAAAAACTGGGCAATATAAATCACAATCACCTGGTTTTGTAGATAGTAAAGAAAGTGCTGGAAGTAAATATTGCATACCTTGTTGTTTTAATAGTGAAAATTTTGCAAAAGATAAGCAAAATGTAGCAAGACAGTCGTGTGGATGCCCAAGTATAACTGTTAAAAATCAATCAAACCCCAATTCTAAAAGTTTTGAATGTAAAGGCAAAGAAGCAGCATTTAAAGCTTCACCTGTAAGACGTGTTCGCGGTAAAGGTAAAAAAGGGGAGGAAGAAAATGAAGGGGAGGAAGGTGAAGAAGATATTGAGACTAGTGAAGCTGATGTAGAAGAAAAAGAAGTAGAAAAGAAAGGTAAACCAATGTTATCATCAGAGGCAATTAGACAAGCATTAGCTAAACAAACACAAGCTGGAAAAGATACAGACGTTCTTTTTTCACCTGAAAAAGAAGAATCTGTAACTCCACTGTCACAATTAAGTATAAGCGGGCATCAACCTTTAAAAAAAACATTTCAACCAAAAAAAGAAATATTAATTATGGGTCCAGAAAGACATACGGAATTACCAGATGGAATATATGGATATTTGTTACCCCAGTTACAAGCATTTTTTTCACAAAGCGTTAAATCGTGTGTAATAAATGAAAAAAGCACACTATTAAAACCAGGTGTTTCTTGTTTGTTACAAAGAGGTGTGCAACCAGGAGAAATAAAAAGAACAAAAATGATTGCATTAGAACGAACAAAAGGAGTAATTGAAAAAGAAAAAATATTTTATTATAACAAAAACCAAAGTTTTATAGGAGCTATTGCTGATATTTATGCAAAATATATTGAAGAACCGCGTGAAGAAGAAAATAAAAAAATTACTATTTCTGAAATGAAAAAAATTATTATAGACGCAATTGATATTGATACATTTATGACATATCAAAATGGCACACTTATAAATACGTTTAATTATAAACAAAAAACAAATAAAAAATCAAATTTACATAGTGAAGGTGATGATGAAGGCCAAGGTCAGGGTGAAGGCGAAGGTGAAGGCGAAGGTGAAGATGAAGATGATGATGAAAGTGAAGGTGAATATGTTGGAAAAAATACATCAAGTAATTATGATAGCCAAAGAAGTAGTAGCGAATTAGTTGGTGGTGGTAGTTCCAGCGAAGATAGTAGTGAAGACGAAGGCGAAGGCGAGGGGGAAGGACAAGATTTGTTGGACTTTATAAATGAAAGCAGTAAAGAACGTGAAAGTCAACCTATTGAAAAATTTAATATTGGGAATAGTGATAGCGAGTTGGAAAGCAGTGATAAAAAGTTAGAACATTTAGAAAAGGGTTCAATGCCATCATCAGTATCCGCATCTGCACCTGAACCTGCACCTGCACCTGAACCTGCATCTGCACCTGAACCTGAACCTGCATCTGCACCTGAACCTCAACCTGAACCTCATTCAGAATCTGATGTTGAGCAAGGATTTGAAATTAAAGAAAAACAAACTGGTGAAAAAATAGGAGAACAACAATCGTCTACTTCTATAAATAAAGAAAAACATTATGAGCACAAAGAAGATAAAGATGATAAAGATGATAGTTGTATTGTAGATGATGCTGTATTTAGAAATAGATTATCAAAACCGGATTTTGAATATAGAGAATCGGCAATTTTTAAATCAATTAAAAAAATATCAGACACTGATACACAATTTATGTTCTTCAAGAAAGTCGTATGCTCATATGAAAATTTTAAAAAATACATAAATAGTAAGACTACATATATAGATTACCAATACCTATGGGATATTGTAAGCACACCTAATCCAAAATTATTTAAAGATGGTATTAATCTTATTATACTACAAATATCAAATAGGGATATAACAAATAATATTGAAGTATTGTGTCCTACAAATCATTATTCAAATGGATTTTTTGATAATAATAAAAAAACAGCAATACTTATCAAAAGAACTATTAAAAATACAACATATTTTGAACCCATATATGAAATTCATGAATCAAATCTGTCAAAGGCTAAACCAAATTGTATATTTAATATTAAAAACACATCTATACGAAAATATACAAATGAAGCCGGTATTACAGTCGAAGAACCCGCTCTTCCACCTATTCTAAAAAAAATAATGACAAATATAAAACATGCCTATGATGGACAATGTAAACCATATAATAGTATTCCACGTGAAGGAACTGCAAATGCATCTAATAAATTCCCACGTTTATATGAATTTTCCAGAAATATACATTTACACGAATTAAAGGAAAAAGTAGTAAAAGGTGGGTTTACAATATTAAATCAGATTTTAAATTATGACGGTAGAGTAATTGGTATATTTATAGAAAAAGACGATGAAGAACGCAGTGAAACATTTTCAGGTATCGTAATGTGCGAACCATCTTCGATAGACAAAACTATCACCGAAATAAATTATATAGACGATGAATCACTATGGCGTCCATACGAAGAAACTGTTACATTTCTTCACTATGTTCATAATAAAATAAAAATACCATGTTTGCCTCGATTCAAGGTAATAGATGATGGTAAAATTGTAGGTGTTATCACGGAGACAGATCAATTTATTTCAACATTTATCGATGAAACGGAAAGTAAAAGAAACGATGGTATATTTAATATTCCTATTATAAATACAAGTGATTACAATATTGCAGACTCGGAGATACATGCTAGACTAAAAGATGATCCTGATAGAGAAAGGTATGTAAAATATATATACCTAGAAAATAATTTCTACAATGTTCTGAGAAATATAGTTAGAATTTTAATAAATAAATATGAAAATATCGGAATAAAGGAATCAATTATTTCAATTATAAAACGAAACGATATGTTATATTTAATAAAACTAAGTAACATTCAATCATTAATAAGACGACTCGTTTCAAATTATATTAATTTTAGCGATACTCATTATAATGAAGAAGTGTTAAAAAACATAAGCGAAATAACAACTAGTTGTTTAGTTAATAAAAACCCTAATACATGCAGTGAAACGAAATATTGCATAAAAGAAACCGATAAAGAACAAAAATGTAAACTAGTTATACCCAAAACAAATCTTCTTAATCCGTCGCACGATAATGAAGTCTTATATATTGCCAGAATGGCGGATGAAATTATAAGATATAATAGGATACGAGCATTTATGTTTGATCGCAATATTTTTCCCCTTATGAACGTAAGATATAATTTAAGAGAGGATGAAATTATTTTATCGCAATCTATGCTTAGTGATGATTATTTGGATAATTTAGTTCCAATACCGGAAAATGAATACGCAAATTTTAATACATATGATACTACAGAACCACTATTGTCAGAATTATATGAAAATGTTTTTGATACAGTATCATCGATGTATATTAAATGCACAACAGAAATTACCTTTTTAACCCAAGAATATAGAAAATATTTCAGTTCAAGACAATCACAATTACAAATGTTAAAGTTTAATTCAAATTCGCCAAAATGTTCTTTTGAAGTTATATTATTTATTTTAAGACTAGAAGCTAAAAGAAGAGAACGTAAAAGATTAGAGACAATTACCATAAATCATCTTAAAATTGTTCTTGCACAATTTTATATAGACTCAATTGATAAAAATTATACTGAAGGTATAAAAGAACGTTTTGCAAAACTTTTAAAATACTATGGTATGGATTCAATATCCGATGAATATAGAATAAAATTCATAGCAAATGATGATGATAATTTTATTGAAACATTACCTTTTTTTGAATCATACCATTTAACACGTTTAGATATTTGGATATTGGCGAATTACTACAAAATACCCATTATTATATTATATTATCCAAATAAAACATTATTAGAAACGAACGACGAGTTCCCACTTCTTACTACATATTATGAAGAAGCTATACCTGGTATATTTCATGGTGAACAAAATGAAGATTTACCATTTATGGGGGAAGCTGCTCGCCCTATTTCAGAACAACATAATCCGAATGAACAGGGATATTATTTTATTATTTCACCTGCTATTAAAACAAACACTGTTCCATCATATAGTATTATTTTTAAAAAAGCAAATATTTTAGATGAAGAAGAATCCACGCATGAAATAGAGAAAGAATATTATATACCTCTATCTATTTTGTCCCAACCAATGCAGTCTAATGTTATTTTTCAACATTCAAAACAATATATCAATCCCGACGAACCCGCTCATAGTGAAGATGATGAAAGCCCAAGAATGAAAGAATCAACAAGATATAAAAATACTATTATACAATTTATACAAAATTTTAAACCTCCTTCCAAAAGAGGTAAGGGTGATGATTCATCTTCTATTGGAACACGTGAATCCCGTGAATCACTCGATATACAAGAACAAGAAATTGGTGAGGAACTATCAGGATTAGCTGCAAAACGTAAAAACTCTAGAAAAATAATGCCTCGAATAAATGTAGGTATGGCTGCTTCCAAATCAGCTATTGCATCTTCCCCGCCACTACAAGCTTCACAGCGTCGCAAAAAAACAACAGGCTTATCTATAAATTTATCTTCTTTAAAACCTTCAGCTGTTCCATCATCTGCTGATGCAGGTATTGTTGCTTCCACTTCAGCTGTTGCACAACCTGAACCTCAACCTCAATCTCAACCAAAAGCTCCCCAACGTCGCAAAAAAGCATCAAATTTATCTATAAATTTATCTTCTTTACAACCTAAGGCTGCTGCAGAAGATTCAGGCCCTGAATTGTCTATTATACCAGAATCAAGTGAAAAGTCGGATTGATAAAAATACACAAATACAGAATACAGAATACACAATATAAAAACAGTATCATATTTTTTATTAAAAAAATATAATATTCATTAAAGTATATCTAATGCACTTATGCACCATGTGTGTGTAAATTCTAAAATCCGATATTGTAATTCATCTTAACATTTCCAAGATTCTCTCTCTTTATGCTTGAAACAGTAACATTCATCGATAAATTTCCTATAGAACATACATCATCAGGATTTTCCATTTCAAATGCTTTATCGATTTCTTCATTGGGATTTGTGATATTGTATTTCATTTCACCGCCAAATTTAATCATCTTATTCATATCAAGCAATACTTGAAAACTGCTTGTTCCAAAGTAACCCTCTTGTCCACACATTACATTCGCAGATACACCACGCATCTCATCCAGTTCAGCATGTCGTGCTGCTTTCAAAAACATCTCTGGTGTCTCCTCAAATGAAGCTTTCGCAATCGGCCCAATATCATCATTATTAATTCCATGCCGAAATATAGAAACCATCTTTGCACTTGCTGTCATCCTATCTGCCAACGTAACCAAGTGGTGATAATTAATATAAGTATTGTCAAACTCCATAACTTCCGACAATTCAGTTAAGATGGCAACACGTGCGGCTTCGATTCCAAGCACCCTATAAATTTCCTGAATATCATTACTAATCGTTCGCGTAACATCAATATAATCAAGCGATAATGCCGTAATTAAATTTGTTCCAGTAGTATCCAGCACCCATGTCTCTTTCTTCGTATAAGCACTATCTATTTTGACAACGGAATCTGTAATCTTACGAAGCAATACTTTTGATAAACCCTTTACACCTCTAAGCACGACATTATTCAACATATTATCCTGAAAATTTTTAAGAATATAAATCTGATCAGATTGATCCAGTGACAACGAATTAGAATTTTTCTTCTTTGAATTTGTAATTATATTATTCAATCTCAAACGAAATACTAAATTATCCGAATTATAATCTGCATACATACACGTAACCTCATCTATATAAATAGTCTTTAAAGCAAAGTGCACATCATCCATCGATATTTTTCGATCCAACATTGCCTCCCTATCCATCGTCATTCTTATAATCCATTTTGATTTCTCATTAGGAGCTGAACCTGTAGCAGATGCTTCTGGTTGTGGCGCAACAGTAGCCCCAGCCACTGACGACGACTCTTCAAGGCTTCCGGCTAAAACAGCAGAAGCAGCCATACTTTTATTTATTTGTTCTGTAGTGCTGTTCATACATTCATCTACCATTTTTTCAAATTCGAAATACTGTGACATAATATCTTTATCTTGTTCAATAAGTGTGCTCATATCGTCTGGATCAAAACATATCTCAATTGATTCAACGATTTCTTTCAAAATAGTTAACTCAATACTAGGAATCTTATCGCGAACAAATTCTTTATCTAATTCTTCGTCTTTTTTCATATAAATCGTAAGAGACGGATTCTTCGGATTTTCAGACAATGACAAAATCTCCTCAATACGCGGCACACCACGAGTAACATTCGACTTTGATGCAACACCCGCGCTATGAAATGTATTCAGAGTCAATTGCGTAGTAGGCTCACCAATGCTTTGTGCAGCAATCATACCCACCATCTCTCCAGGTGCAACCAAGGCGCGTTTATACATCAGCGTAATCGTCTCCAATAAAACAGTAAGTGCTTTCTTGTTGAACCGCTTAATAACTAGTAGTTCCTTAGGGGACAGGTAGTAATAATACATTGCTTTAAATAATTCGGTGGGTGGCGCATAGTATAGTCCTTCTAATATTTTATAATTATCCTCAATCATATCATATACATCCAGAGGCGTAATATCCACCATAGAGTTCTTTGTAATATGTTGCATTCCTTGCACATTGTTGATGATGTGTATAAAGCATACCGGCAAGTGCACATTCTTATTATCACGCATCTTAAATACATTCTTAACAATTTCATCACGTTTTGCTATCATCATATCTGTATAATATTTTGTCTTCATCTCCAATTCTTTGATACTTTTCTTCATCCTCATCACCGCCGTCTTTGTAAATACTGTCATCAATACACCATCCTTGTCATCACTCGTTGAAACATAATAGTGCGCATATATTTCATCCAATGACATCGATACAAGTGGTAATGACTGATTTTCTACCTTTATCGTATCTACTCCATCATCTCCATACGCGAATTGCACAATACGCTCTTTGTTGTTTCGAACCGTCATGTCATACCCAACTTTCAAATCTTCCAGGCCCTTGATTAACCGTCTCTGAATATATCCTGTGGTTGATGTATCGCGAACTTGAAGTCCATTTGCCAGTCCAAAGTTGAGTGTTTTGGGAATTGTCAAGTCATACATTTTTGGATGAAGTGCCGGATCGACAGGTTCAATCGAAATAATTTCATCTAATATGACATCATTGTGAACAACTACTTTGTCTAATTTATCTTTCCAAACAATCGACTTCATTTTGTTATTTTTTGTTGTATCAATAAGATTAATATCCTCGGAAAATTTCTTGAAGTAAATTCCACTTATTATCAATGAAGAACACATTCTCAACTCAAATACTTCATTTTTAATATCTGCATAAATTCCTAAACGAGAACACAGAAATGCCAAATCTACAATAAGACGAATATTATTAGATGAACATTCTATGGTTGCTTCATCTACTGAAATACGTCCAACAGTAGATAAATATCCACATAATATACCCTTTACATATTCAACGTTGGCGATATACGCATACTCGGGAATGTTTATAGTGTTATCATGATTAGCTATGTGTAATCCTTCTTTAATTCCAGCATCATAATTATATTTAAAATCTAAATCAATATTTTTGTTATCATATTTACATATGTTTTTAGCAACAGGAACATAATCGCCTACTTTAACATTTTCGGTATATTCTTCACGAAATTGATTCAATTCGGGTTTCCATACCAACAATGACTTATTTTCAGTAACAATCACGCTTCTTCCACCATGTGTAGTAATTTTATACAATACATTGCCTGGATCGTGACGTGTTACCGCTGTAATATTACCCCATGACATATTTCCATTATAATCCATAGTTGAAATTGTAACATTATGGTCTATTTCAAGATATTCCATATTTTTTTCATCCATATGCTGAATTCTCTCTGACTTTTTCATATGCTCATCAATCCATTCACCAATTTTTACATACTTGGGTTCATTATTTTCTACCACAACAATCGGTGTTTCCCATGTAACCGATTTAACCGCGGTGTCAATCAAACCAATACGTCCAGCCATCGCATGAAAGAACAGCTCTTCAGGACGCAATCCACTAATAAATGAACTTTCGACAAATCCACGCGCATCTGGTGAGTCATCGTATTTCGTAAAATGCGGCAATGTTCTGCTTTCGAAACCATACGGAATACGTTTACCATCAATCGCTTGTTGTCCCAAACACGACGTCATTTGTGAAATATTAATATCAGTTCCTTTTGATCCAGCAGTTACCATTGTAACGAATCGATTATCCTTGCTTAAACTTTCTAAACCAATTTTACCTGCATCATTGATAGCCTTATTCAAAATATTGGATACTTGGTTTTCGAATTCGATGTCATTTGTTTTGCCTGTCTTGTTATCAAAAACGCCGATATGTAATTGATCGATTAGTCCTTTAACATCAGTTTTTTTAGATATAATAACTTGAGCAATTTTATTATTTGTCTCCGCATTTGCAATCAAGTCGCTGATTCCAACACTATAAGAACTAACTTTCATATATTCAGTAATAATATTTTGAAGATCATCTATGAATTTTGATGATGTCATATTGTTAAAATCATTGCATGTTCTATGAATTAGTCCATTTGTTCCTGATCCCAATACCGCCTTGTCAAGTTGCCCCCTCAAGTATTGTCCGTCGCGAATTTCAAGCACATGATTGGATGTATTATAGTCCTCCTTCTCACCAAATTGTTTTGTCTTGTATTTTAATGTAATCGGTGGCATAATTTGCGACAGTATCTGAAAGTTGGACAAGTTTCCATCTACATTACTAAACATCGATTCGTTCACTGTCTGCAATGCCATGAGAAGATTCATTGCTGCACGACTATCAAATTTAACACCTACGCGCGTAAACTGGTATGATCCCAGCAATGAATCTTGGAAAATACCAATGATAGACTGATTATTCGCTGGACTGATAATTTGGAATGGAACTGCCGCCAAATTCTTCAATTCTGCCTCAGATTCCTCATCTTGTGGCATGTGTAAATTCATTTCATCTCCCGATGAATCCCCAGTGTTTCCAAAGGGGGTGGACTGTATCTTAGGCAAGTTCAGGATGGCTAGTCCTTCATTACTCACCAACACCCGTTCAGTCTCTGAGTGCCTTCCATAGTCTACCAAGCGACGTTAGGAAGTAACACTGCGGATTGTCCAATTCTTTGACATTATTACCATTGGTTTCGGCTATTAACCGAGTTCCCTTGTAATGTTTCCATTACACGGTGGTAGTCAAAGACTCTAAGGAGTTTCCCGCATCAAGGTGTTTCGCCGTATAAGTCATATATTATATGACACATCCGACTAGGAGGTAGCACGCTTTTAACGCCTCCTGTTTTCGACAGAGAGTTTATCGAAGTCCGCATTATACGGTTTAGTATCACCAACATTCATTCTAAAAGTATCGCCCTGAAACATGACTTTTGCAATATGACACATCATACTCATTCTATGCAGTGTAGGCTGACGGTTAAACAAAACACCATCTCCATCCATAATATGCCGATGAACAATATCTCCATTCTCAATATGTATATTCTCGCGATCCGCATAACGCAGTGAAATATTCTCCCCATTTTTCTTCTCGAGGATCTTCGCACCGGGATATTCGTCTGGCCCATTTCGCACCAATTTAATCAAGAAACTCTTATTCAAATCATTTACAGTAATCGGTTTCGTAATATTTTTCGCGATTTTGAGAGGAATGCCAAGCTCGCGAATTGATAAATTTGGATCGGGTGTAATTACTGAACGAGCAGAAAAGTCAACGCGCTTTCCCATCAAATTTCCTCTTACACGCCCACCCTTTCCATTGAGACGATCCATAATTGATTTAAGTGGACGCCCCGAACGTTGTGCAACTTGTCCAACACCTGGTAAATTATTATTGATTTGCGTGGCAACATAGTATTGTAAAACATCATGCCATCCATCTATAACTTTTTGTGGCGCTTTATCGTTTATTTTCTCCTGAAGCGTTTTATTCATTTTAATAATATTCACTAAAATATGACTAATATCATCTTCACTCCTTTGCTGTCCATCCATTTTAATCGATGGACGAACCGCTGGTGGAGGAACGGCCAGCACCTGACAAACCATCCATTCAGGGCGCGAAAATTGCGGACTAAACCCCATAAATGATACATCATCATCCGATATTCTGCGAAATATTTTTATAACAACTTCTGGAATTAAATGCATTGTCAAATTTTTTTTGGGTGCTCCTTCATCTTCTTCATCAGCTTCTGTATTTTCCCATTCTGCAATTAGTGTTGCCATATCTTGTTTTTTTATTTTTTTTGGTTGAAGACATCCACAACCATCATGAGTATCCTCACCGCATCTATTAACTTTACTGCAATATTGAAATACATTATTCCAACGTTGATCGGGTTTCATACTACAAAATCTAGCATTTGTTTCCTTGCTAATAAGCAACTTACTACATTTAATACAAACACAGCTAAGAATTTTTCGTATCGTTGTTAAATATTGAATATAAAATACGGGACGAGCTAATTCAATGTGCCCAAAATATCCTGGAGTCTGCATATAATCCAACCCATCAGTTGGACAAATCATTCCCGGCTCAAGCACACCCATACGTGAATCAAAAGGCCCACCGATTACAGGTTTATTATTTTCATAAGTATTTCGATCAGTAATATGAGCAACCGAAGATTTTCTTATTTCTTCGGGCGACATGATACTAAACTGAATTCCAATAATTGGAGATACATTTTGAAGTGATAATTTTGCTTGACCTTTTTGCGAGAACATTTCTTTCTTATATTAATATAATATATATTTAGATTGTTATCAATTTTCTTAATTAAAAAATATAATAATAATAAAAATAAACAATAATTAAATATTAAACATAAATTTTTATTATTTACATTGTTTGTATTGATTGTATTGTTAATACATGATGATATTTTAGATTATTTTAAAATTTATATAATTTTTACACCACTATTAGTATATATTATTTAATTATTTTGTTTTTGATTTTTAGAATATATTAAATTGAAGGTATCTAAAAACATTTATTTATATATATATAACTCAACGCATATACGCATCATACGTATTCTATAATGACTAAAATGAAACATATGAAGAAAGTTTCTAAAACCGAAGATACAAAATCAAAGGAAATGAAAGATAATGATAAAAGAAAATACAAGAAGGTAGATGATTCAGGATCTGAATCTGGTTTTGGTTCTGGTTCTGAATCAGATCAAGAAAAAAATTGTAGTGAAAATGAAAATGATAATGAAAACATGCAAGATAATGGTGATAAATTTGATATGCATGAATATAGAAAAATGTTGGCTGATATATTTCCTTCCAAGTATATGAATGAACGTATTTCTAAACTTGAAATTCAAGAAAAAAATGCTAAACCTACATCAACCTCATGTGCGTCGAATGCATCTAAGAAAAAGTCGAATGAGAATGAAAAAGCCAAAATGAAAGAAAATAATGAAGATAGTAATAGAAAAATAACGAGAAGTGTGGCAAAAGAATTGAATATTAAACCGAAAGAATTAAAGCCGATAGAAAAGGGGAAGAAAAGGAGTAGTCATAATCCTCCCAATGACGAGTATGATACGTCGAGCACTAGCACTAATTGTTCTGACTCTGAGGATGAATATAGTGAAAGCGATGATGATAAGTATTCGGCTGGTTTTGGAGAATTTGCAAAAGAACAGTTACAAAATGGGAAGTTCAATATTGTAATTAATTTAGTAAATGATAAAAAACATAGTAATTTAGATGAAGATAATTCTGAATATGACTCTGAAGATGATGATAGTGATTATGATGATGATGAGGAAGACTATGATTCGGACGAAGACTATGACTCTGAGGATGAGGATGAGGATGATGTTTCAGAATCCGACCCAAATGAAGACGATGATGCTGCTATTAGCAACAATTATAAAAGTGGCAAATCCGACAACACATCTAAACATGGAAAAATACATAGTTCGCAACCAGTTTCGGATAGAAAATCTACTGAAAAAGGGACCGAAAAGGGGGGTGCAAAAGGTGTTGTATCTTCTCCAGAATCTGAATCACTCGAAACAATTCAGAAAATTAAGGAGCAGATGGAGAATATTCTAAAATCTAACAAGCACGATAGTATTGCGCGTGAAACTTTGGGTATTATGGTAAAAAAAGAAAAAGAATATAAAGAGCGTGAAGAAAAGAAGATTAAATCGCAACAAAAAAATCACGTCAAGATGTTCAAAAAAATGTTGCGCAAGAAGAATTCGACAAACGATTTGAAATATTTTAAAGATAATTTATCAACCGAAGAGCAAACCGATGTATTGAAAGAGTTGGAAGATTTGAATAAACTGACGATTACTGATAAACCATATCGTCTTTCACTTTTGCAGTCGGATATTCCTCAAGCATTCAAGGCGATTGCACTAAAGAAGATTACAAATCTGCGCTACATGGAGCCTGGTGCAGGCGAATACTATAAAATCAAAAATTGGGTTGATACTTTCATGCAAATCCCATTTGGAAAACATTGCAATCTCCCTCTTACAATTTCGGATGGAATTGAAAAGTGTCATGATTTTATGGAAAATGCAAAGTCAACACTTGATTGTGCAGTGTATGGATTAAATGATGCAAAAATGCAGATTATGCAAATGTTGGGACAGTGGATTGCGAATCCTGCAGCTATGGGCACAGCAATTGCCATAAATGGCCCGATGGGCACAGGTAAATGTCATGCATATGATACACAAATTCTAATGCATGATGGTTCGATTAAAATGGTGCAAGATATTGTAGTCGGTGATAAAGTCATGGGAGACGATTCAAAATGTAGAAATGTCATTTCGCTTGGTAGAGGAGAAGATGATATGTATGATATTGTTCACTTAAATGGAGAAAAATATGGTGTAAATTCCGAACACATCATGTGTTTGAAACAATCAGGGTTGAATATTATAAAGACGGTAAAGACGAAGTCTGGAGGAGTTAGATATAAAGTATTTTACTTTGATAAAAATGATTACAAACAACATAGTAAACAATTTTGCGAGTTGGAAGACGCAACAAGATACTTAAATGATATGAAACTAGAGCACGATTATATTGAAATTCCTGTAAAAACATTATTAAAATTGCCTAAATATATTAGTGTAAATTTGAAGGGATATAAAAGGGGTGTAGAGTTTTCTAGCAAAAAAGTGCCATTTGATCCATACATTATTGGTGCTTGGTTGGGCGACGGAACATCAACTAAATCCGAGATTACAAATCAGGATGCAACTATTCTACACTATTTGAGAAGTGAACTTAAAAAGTATAATTTGAATTTGGTTCATAGAGCCGAATATACATATGGTATTTCATATGATATACACAAACATGATACTAGAAATAACAAAAATAAATTCTTACAAGTATTGAAAGATTATAAGTTGATTGGAAATAAACACATCCCCGTTGATTACAAAACAAATGATAGACAAACGCGACTGGAACTTCTTGCCGGAATTATTGATACCGATGGTTCTTATTGTGATAACTCTAAGGGGTATGATATTATTCAAAAAAATAAAGTTTTAGCAGATGATATATTATTCGTGGCTAGATCTCTTGGATTTTCGGCAAATATGAAACAGTGTGAAAAACCCTGTATGTATAAGGGCGAACAAAGGACAGGAACATATCATAGGATACATATATCGGGCGATAATTTGTC